GGGGTTGTATTTTCCGCCCTACGCGGTGTCATGCGATTGCGCGCATGGGTGGTGGCAGACAGAAATTGCCGTCAGCCACTTTCATTTTAGTGGTGACCAATGCCTGCCTCAATTCAGACCTAAACTTAGCCGGCAGCATATTGAACTGTGGCGTGCCTATTAGTCTTTTGACCAAGGAAGGTGGAGCCCTGTATCGGACACAGATCTGTTCGAAACTGTCTGAATATCTTTCGAGGGTTCCACCGGCTGCCTTCTTCAGCAGCAAGTTCCAGCTAGGAACACTTTTATAGGCTGCTATCTCTTCCAAGTTGGTGTATCCCTGCCTTGGACTCAGCAGTCTAGCTGCTTCTTTGCAATACTCTGAATCTAGCTCATGTCTGATGGATCGGGCAAAGGACGTGTGTTTCCTTTCGCTCTTCTCCTGTCTTTGCCCAAGTCTGTCAAACTGTTGCCACCAAGCATTCTCAGAATCTAAGGAATCTTGTGTTGCATTGTCGCTAGATATGTTGAAAGTGGTATCGATTTTTATCTTTGGCCAGAGAAGTCTCCCGTTGGCTTCGGGTAAGAGTGGATGTGGAGGGTCAGTCCTGGTCGTGTATGCCATCCAGTCTATAGCCACAAGACCTTCTGCAGTGGGTATCTGCATGAACCAGTCTGCGGTGGAAGCCAGCAAAGCGCGCCCAAAATTTATGTCGAGCCCTTCTCTGACCATGTTCCATATCTGGTCCACTAGTGATGGCACTATACTCGGATAATCTCTCACAGGTTTTTTGTACCAGTTTCCCGAACTAAAGACTGCTATCACAGGGGCCACAGGGTAAGTCGGTTTTTTGTTGGAGTCCAGAACCAGTTGCAAAAACTCACTATTCCCTTGGGCGATCATGAGCTTACTCCTCTTCCCGTCGAACCCTGTTTCTTCCACACACCTTACGTATATGAGGGCCTCCGTTAGGTTCTTGGTCACGCACGTCTCATCATCTCCACTCTTCCGTGTAGTTTTCATGTCTAGCCGACTTCCACATACATTGTAAAAGGACTCAGCTATCGCATCTTGGTACATTTCATGTATGAGTGAATTGTCTCTTGCTGTGTTGCGTGACCCTGAGTAGAGACCAAACAATGTCCTGTGTGTTTGATCTTGAATTTTCAGATATTGCGACGTGTTGCTGTCACCCAGCCAAGCTGCTGCTATGGCTTTATCTACGCTCCAGTCAGTCCCTATCTTGAGGAACTCACCGGCTATGGAGTAATTCAGATAGGCCATATCTTCATTCATCACCTGCTGATTCCATGAGCTATAGTCATATGAAACATGCCAATCAGCGAAGTGGCTCAGCTGTATGCTATACCATTCCGCCACATCCTGCGGTTTCTGGGATATCACGACTCCATTGGCTTTGTATTGGTGTTCCATTCCGTCTGATACATATGAACTTATGAACGAATGTTCGTCATTGCCGGCCTGGAGGGCTCTATTCTTAAACCCTGGTTCGTGTTTGGTAGAGCATCTGGCTAAACAATAAGCTGGTTCGTCGATCCAGCCTACTAGTTCCTTGTAGTCGTATAGCTCTATAGCTACTTTCTTGTCAACCTCAAACTGTGTCAACTCTAGCTTGGGATTGGCTTCTCGAACCCTCTTCTTGCTGATGGAGGAGGAGCCTCCCGGTGTCGAAAACCACCTCCTGGACCACCAACTCCGCAGTGTGTCCCCTCCGTGTTTTGCGGAAACCCGTACTGCTTCCTTGGCAATCCGTTTTAGGGAATGGAACTTGACCGTATTATATGCCTCAGCTGACCAATCACTTCCAGTGTACACCCGCCGTTTCCTGCGCCACAGCCCGTTGAATTCTTTCAGAGTAGCCGGCCAGTCAGCTTCTGTTGTGTCGCGTCCCGCTAGAGCTTGCAGCCGCCTCAGTTTGAGGCCAAAGTCCCAGTCGGTCCAGCCAGGCAGGATGTTTCCCGTCTGTCTAGTGGTCGCGACTGAATCTCCCAATCCAACCCACCTATAAGTTGGCTGTCGGATTAGCCCAGTCTCATACATGAACCTCTTGACATTAATGAAATCCACAGCGCAGAACAGAACTGTATTGCAAAAGCTCATTTCAGAACAGTCTTTATTTGTCCAACAAACATCTGCCAGATATTCCTCCTCATCTGGAAAAGCTTTCCTGAAACACCTGGCGACCGTCATTGCTGTGGTCTTTGGCTTGTCTTCATAGCCAGAAGGAGGTTTTAAAAATGCAGATCGCAGCCATCCCTCATCTGGCCTCCACCCTACAGGTGGAGGCCCTACTGGAATCTCCTCTAGTTTATAGAGAGGAAATGAATCTTCACGTGTATCTTTGTATATGTATGTTTTTCTTGCGATGTGGTTGAGTATCGTGTCACGGCAGCATGGTGGCCTCTGGTCTATCCATACCTGGTAACGAGAAGTTCTCAGTCCACCTCCACATCTGTAAATGTGATCGCCCCTGGCCCTGCTGATGTACTTGCCACAGGGGCACCACCACTGGAAGGAGACGGGTCTTCCACTGAGGAACTCTGAGATGGAAAATCCTGAGAACTAGGCCTCCCCGGACCAGGATCCTGGTCTGCTCTGACCTCACCCGACTTTGCGGTTTCAGATGCGGTTTCCTCCAACCTCGCAGTTCGTTCACTCAGCCTAACAGCAAGTCTTTCTGCGGCTTCAGCCTGCCTGGCTGCCTTAACCTCAACTATTTCAGCCTGTTTCTTCTTGGCACCAGCTGTACTGTGAGGTCCAAGCTCAGGTTCAAAGCCAGGATTGTGTCGGAGTAGCCATTGTCCAAAGTTGGTACCGCTACGCACAGCTTCTCCCACTGCATCCATGTCTGGCACTTTTGGCCAGGAGACCTTGGAAGCCGCTGAACCGGCCGTGTACAACCGGAACTCCTCAATCGTCAATGCTGGGTTGTCCCGCAGGGCTGAAGCGGCGTTGATTGCGCCCTGTTTGTAAGCTTCGGCTTCGGCGCGTTCTGTAGCAGTTGGGCATAACGACTCAAGCACAGAGGCTGCTGCCACCAACTGTTGGGCGGCACGATGCCTTTCAGCCATCGGTACTGGCTTCAGTGCTGCAACAACATCCTGCCACACCAACTCAGTCTTAAGACAGTTGAGGGCCAACACCAAGCTGTCACCATTAGTGGCAGCAGCGCCGGAAGTGCCGGCAAAGAAATTCCTGTATCCTGCTGCAAGGGTCGGAAACCATTCCTTCAGTTCTTCTTGGAGCACCTCACCGCGGGGGCGAACATCCTCAACCGCTTGTTTCACAGCGTTCACGAACCCTGGCTCATACGAGCCCTCGTAGGTGGGTGCAGATTGAAGGGCCTCCGCGAGGTCAGACTCGTATTCACCATCCTCCCACAGGCCGCCTTCTGTCACGGTGGGTACAACAAATTTAGCACTCTCAGACATCAGCTTCACCTTGCTATTCCACTCGTACATTGAAGCTACATCGTCCGCTTTGAACACTAGTTGTACTCGCTTCCCACGTGTCCGCAGGCTTATGGGTAGGTTGGCCGTATACGTCAAACCCGATAGGTGAGACCTAGACACTAAGATCGACTTCACATTGTAATCGGGTGTGGAGTATATGTACTTGAGACTCCCACCAATAAGCTGCATACTTGCCAGAGCCCTTTGGGGTGATTCACCTTTGAACCCTACTTCCATCCAAGAATTAGATATTTTGCTGTGTTCCGTTATCTTTGCCATCGTGACCAGGGAGTCAGCGGTAGTGCCGCTGGGCACATGACTGCCAAATGTGGCAGCCAAGACCCAACCAGGGTAACGTTCCCAAGCAAACAGGCTTCTCAGACGGGCGGAACTGATTTGCACGGTCCGGTAGAACAACGGTCCATCATTAATGCTCACCCAACCTGCTCTTCCTGCAACCAAAGATGCGATTTTGCCGCAAATCGTGCCCTCGTTGTACGACTGCATACGCAGAAGCAGTGTACCCTCAAGGCTCCCCTTTAGCTTGTAGGTGAGATAATTGCCCCCCATTGCTTCAAGGGCAGAAGCCTCGGAAACGCCTAGGAAGATGTGTCTGACTGCACCCTCAACGAGCAAATGGTCAGGCCCATGTTCTCTGGGACAGCTGAAGGCTTCTACTGTAGCACCAACAGCCATAGGACCCAAAGCTAGTGGAGTCAGGTTGCTGGCCGGCAGTGGTTGTATCACTGCATCGCCCCCAAACGCCACACGGAAATCTGGGTTCCTAGTGGCATACATGGCCACCAGTTTGAGTGCTTGATCCCACAGGGCCGACCAACCATAAGTTGCAGCGAAAACTGTGGCCACCTGGTACACCTCAGCGGTGGTAAATCTCGTTTCGTCGAGGTTTGAATGGTTTGCCTCCTTGGCACAATAAGCCACTATTGGCCTTCTGAGCCCAGGCCACATGTGGCTCAACATAAGTTCCGCTCCATAAGGGAATTCCGTAGCTGTGGCAGCAGCAAGGACTGCACAAGCCACTCTGATATCTAGGGCATCCGTCGGCAAATAGACGACGTCCCTGTTGTTGGCGGCAGCTTCTTCAAGCAACGCCCCATGTTGTGGTGCTGCCTTGAGGTGTCTCACTTCTGAACCGGCCAACCACCTAGAGCCTTTCTTCGTGGCGCCGATGTCACAGAGATGAGTGCCCAGATAGAGGGCAGCCAACCTCATCAGGAATCTGAAGGGCTGCATTTCCCTGTGGGCTAATGCCACAACACAAGCAGCGTCGCCTGCTGAATACTGTTCCGGCCTGGCACCTCCGTAAAACCGACCCGCACTGTTGAGGACGGACAGCCACGCCTTATCGTGCTCTGCAGATGCAAGGTCGCCGAATGCAGCAGCTACTGTAACCTTCCCACCATTCAACTGGCTCATACCCTGGTTTGGGAACACAAACGATACGTCATCGGGGCAAGCATAGAAATATTTCACAGACAAAGAATTGTCATATGTAGTCCCAAATTCGTCATGAGCGAACACTATCCTCCTTGACAGTTCCACGTGGTCAGGCATAACATGGTGCTTGGGCAAGCACAATGTTTTTGCCAGTTCGTCGGGGATCGCTGCCATCTTCCCATTCCTACCTTCTGAGCTCCCCACAGA